GATAAACTTTGGAAGAATTTTAGGTCGACTTGGAACCACTGGGGGAAAAGAAACGAGTGCCAAATCAACTGGCGAACCATCTAACTGATATATTTGCGAAATATGACATTTATCAATTGGTACTTGAATAGCAGGAGAAGTAGAATAAGGATTGCGTATAACGAGATGTTCTATCGGATCAGTGTGTGGTGGAGTCAGAACAGTATGCGCCGTAGTAATCATCGTGCGTCCAACAAGGAAAACACCATTGCTCCTACTACACCTTCCAGCCTTGTCAACAGCCTGTATCCACACTGCATTTGCAAGAAGTGTTTTTGTTGTCTGTTCAACTTCCACTTGATCTCGCTGTGCGTACTTTCGTGAGCCGATGTGTACTTCAGTCTTACAATCGATAGCTCCCTGTGCTAGACGCCGCGCTCTGGGCATTCGTGGGTTATTTTCATATACCTTCTGAGCAAACGAACGAGGTCGAACAGCAGCTGGCTGTGAATCATAAACACGCTGTGCATAATTGGTTGGTCGCGTGAGTCGTGGTTGTGAATCATAAACACGTTGTGCAATAGGTCTGTAACTCAACATATCGTTTGCACATCGGATGCAGTCTTCCGCGTCCGCCGGATTGTATTTTAATTCACCAATCTGATCACAGTAGGAACAATCGTACCAGCACTTCCCATCAATGACTTCAAGAGCGTCCTGGTGTGTAGTCGCAACGAAATTCTGATCAACAAACTGCAATACCGGGCATTGGTTGCTAACACGTTGGGAGGGGACTTGCAAACGGGATCTTCTAATATCTTCGCGTATATCTTCAAGAGTTTCGCGGGACATACCTTGTGCAAGCAAGTCATTACGAACAGATTTGATTCCCGAACGTTCCAAAAAGTGAGCCAACATGTTACCACGCTTTGGGTACTGCAATATACCACATGTGGTACACCTCTCACACGGAGTATCAGTATCAGAAGGCGCACGATTAAACTTACACCAAGCATTGCTGTCATTAATGGATTTACTACAAAAGATTCCAGTGTACCAAACTCCAAAGAGGACTGCTGCTGTAGAGCAGACGCCCGCTAAAATTTTGGAGGTTGGCACACTTGGAAGATAATCAATTGTTTTCTGAGCTGCAGATGAAAAGAAAGCCAATATAAATTCTGCAATAGAAAGCATCTTATTGCTTGCATGTGTAATACAAGCTCTCACTTTAGACCAAAGTTTGTTGAAGGCTGAGTGACATTCTTTCTTGTAGTCCCCAAACATTTCCTTCACCTTATCAAGACGCATCCTCAAATTGAAAATATGAGTTATTGAACCAAAAATAGAATCCTCCTCAGCATTAAAATATTCGTCCTCTAATTCAACATCAAAAGCTTCTTCAGCTGCCAAGGTCTCAATAAATAATTCTGGATGGAAAATCTTGGAAAATTGGTCCATAATTTGCTGTTCAGTTGCAGGGGCTTCCGGTGTATCAATGCCAGCCTCCTTACGAATCGCATTAGCCAAACTAACACTTTCCTTCTTACGACGGTCGTTCTCTTTGAC